TTATTTTGAAGGGGACAGAACATATTATAATCAAATCTCAAAATCTCTTTCCAATCACATCTCACAGAAGTGTGACTGGAAAAAAATTGCACAACAGTGGAAAAAACTGATTACTAAAATTGTAAAGGGAGAACCCATGACTAATAAAAACACTGCACTGTCTTACACTCCAGTCACTTCTGAGCAGGCAGTGATGGACGATGAATATCTCCAGCAGGCATTTGCTAATGTTCTGAGATGGGAGGAGAGTGATAAGGAACTTGCACAAGGTAGAACTAACTTCCAGTTGGAAAAGTTTGCACTCCTTGAAACTCATACACTTCCAGTTGCTTTCGAGAACACTCTGAAGTCTCGTCGTCAGATGGCAGAGGGTTACATGTACAAACTCATTGAGATGAAGCAAAAGGTTCGTGAGTTTGAATTCAAGTGGGCAGATAAGGATCGTAGTCAACCAATCTTCTGGGAAGAGGGTGGACCAGGTGGCGGATCTAAAAAACTGTGCTGGTTTGATTTGGATGAACTGTCATTGACTCATTACCTGAAGTCTTGTGAACTTGAAATTCGTGATCGTCTGCATCAGATGGAGCACTTAGATAAGATTCTTGAGAAGCTTCTGGAACAGAATGGTGGCAAACCAGTCACCAGAGAGCAGTTCCTTGAGTCTGATGGTGCTTATTGGGAACGTCGTTTTGCTGACCAGGCAATGGACGAAATGGTTGCTGCACAGACTGGTATCTCTATTGGTAACCTGCACAGTATGCGTCGTGCTTCTGCACCTTCAATTGTTGACCAGAGAAACACACTTCCCGAAGGTTATCTGCCTCTGAATAAACTCATTGAAAGTCCTCAAGGTAAGATGGACTTCCTCAATGATCTTCAGAAGAAAGTTCTCACTGGTATTCAAGAAGTCACCGGAGAAAATCTTGGTATGATTGCAGGTTCTCCAGAAGAGGAGCAGAAGAAACTTCAGGGTTGATAAATGAATCAAAAGATTATTGTTGCCGATGACTTTTATGATATGGCACATGCATATCTTAAAGGTATCATCGAAGGTGAACCAATTTTTACTGACGAGGCACCCCAGAAGATTTCACACCTTCTGGGTCGTCAGATAAAAGCAGAGAACTTATTTAATGAAGTTTCTCTCAAGAATACTCCAAATCCAATCACTGCTAATGTTGCCTGTGATTGGATTGCAGTCATCTACTTAACAATGCCCGGTGATTGTGTATCAAAGAGAGGTATGAGTTTTTATAGTCATCTAAAGACTGGATTTGACTCATTCCCGGATGAGTATGCTTGTCAGTTGCATGGCATTCAGACGCAAGAAGATATTATGAGAACATTTGATCCCAATAATAAAGAAGAGTGGAAAGAATATTCTAATGTATATGTAAAGTATAATCGTATTGTATTATTCAGTGCAGATTTGTGGCATTCATATGGGGATGGTTTTGGTGACCAACTAAATAACTCAATGATATACCAGAAGCTGTTAATACAAAATGTCTAGGGGAATATTTAGATTAAAGCAAGTATACGAAGAGCAACTCTCTGGAACTTGGTCCACGAGAGGTGATGTTTGGTTAACTCCGAGTCCTTTTTTTGCATCTAGTCCTGCTCCTTTTGGATATTGGACTGGTGGTCGAAATCCTAGCACTGAATCAGCTGGTATAACCACGATAGATCGTCTTGATTTTTCTAATGATAGTGCAGATACATTATCAAAGGGATCATTTAACTCTAGTGTTGAGAAACACGCAGCAACTAGTAGTTCTGTTTTCGGTTATCTTACTGGTGGTTCTGATACCACTCCTGGTACAAGATCATTTGTACAACGTCTTGATTTCTCTAATGATACGTCACAAATGTCACTTAGAGGACCACTAAGTTATAGTATATACACGCATTCATCTGTAGGAAATATTAACTTTGGTTATGTTGTTGGTGGATATGTTAGTGGTAGTATATCAACAGTGAGCCGTATTGATTATGGTAATGACACCGCAACACCAGTAGTAAAAGGTCCATTAAGCGAATCAGAAGATTATTTGACAGCAACAGGTAATCAAAGTTTTGGTTACATTACTGGTGGAGGCTCCATTCCTAGTGCAAGATCAACAGTAATCCGTATTGATTATGGTAATGATACTGCCACGGCATCACCAAAAGGACCACTCAGTGTTCCTCTACATGGTCATAATGCATCATCCAATAGTTCTTTTGGTTATTTTGCTGGTGGTAGCACTCCTTCCAACAGTTTTTCAACCACGGTAACTCGGATTCAATACTCTAATGATACTGCTACGGCATCAACTAAAGGTCCAATAAACAATAATAATATTTACTTTCAGTATCATAGCGCAACAAGTAATCAAAACTTTGGATATCATGCGGGTTATAGTGAAGGAATATTGTCTAAAATTGATTATTCTAATGACACTGCAAATGCAGCAGTAGCAGGAGGAAGACTTTCAAATGGTTATGGTGGTAGTACTTCAAGATATGATTCTGCAGCACTAAGTCGTAAAGAACAAGGACTTCCTGATACTTCAAACATATCACCAGTAGCAACTAACTTTGGTTATTTTGGTGGTGGTGAAGTTAGTGCGTTCTCGTATAAAACAACAGTAGATCGTATTGATTATTCTAATGATACTGCATCGGCATCAACAAAAGGACCATTAATTAGTGCTAGAGGATTCTTAGCAGCAACAGGTAATAGTTCTTTTGGTTACTTTGGTGGTGGTTATACTCCTAATAAATCATCAGTAGACCGTATAGATTACTCAAGTGATACTTCTACAGCATCACCAAAAGGTCCATTGAGTTCTGCTAGATCATATTTGGCAGCAACAGGTAATTCTTCCTTTGGATACTTTGGTGGTGGAGCTCCTGGTTCACTATCAACAGTAGATCGTATTGATTATTCTAATGATACAGCAACTGCGGCAACAAAGGGATCATTAAGTGAAGCTAGAAGTCTTCTTGGATCGACGGGTAATACCAACTTTGGATACTTTGGTGGTGGAAGACCTTCATATAGAACAACAGTAGACCGTATAGATTACTCAAGTGATACTTCTACAGCATCACCTAAAGGACCATTGAGTGTTGCTAGAGGACACATTGCAGCAACAGGTAATAGTGACTTTGGTTACTTTGGTGGTGGTGGTCCTAGTTACAAATCATCAGTAGATCGTATTGATTATTCTAATGATACTGCCACCGCATCACTTAAAGGTCTTTTAAGTGGTGGTAGACAAGATTTGGCAGCAACAGGAAATAGTTCTTTTGGATACTTTGGTGGTGGTGAATCTCCCTCTGTAGTATCATTAGTAGATCGTATTGATTATTCTAATGATACGGCAACCGCAGTAGCAAAAGGGTCATTGAGTGTTGCTAGAAGTCAATTGGCAGCATCAAGTGCAGCAGCAAATGCACTTTCTACTAACACTGGTCTTTTAACTGCACTTTTTTCAGCAGACGATGCTAGAGATAATATAGTACCACTAGGAACTGACTTTGGATACTATGATCGTGGAACGCCAGGAACTTCTCAGCAGTTACAACGTATCGATTTTTCTAATGATACCGTAACGGCAACAGGAAGAGGACCAACAACTCCTGAGATTTATCGTGGGTTAGCAGCAAGTAGTGCCTCTCATGGATATTTTGCTGGAGGGCAGGATTATAGTGCTTCTCCTACTACAGGCAAATCATCAGTAGACCGTCTTGATTATTCTAACGATAGCGCCGCGAAATCACCAAAAGGACCATTAACCGACGTAAGATATGGCGGGGCAGCAACAGGTAATACTGACTTTGGTTATTTTGGTGGTGGAAGAAATACTTCATCTGCAATATCATCAGTAGACCGTATTGATTATTCTAATGATACTGCAACGGCAGCAGCAAAAGGTAATTTGTCAGCTATTCATTTTTATTTTGCGGCAATGGGTAATCAATCATTTGGTTACTTTGCTGGTGCTTGGACTAGTCTAACAACAATAAGTAGAGTTGACTATTCGAATGACACCGTAACGGCATCACCAAAAGGAAATATGCTTCCAAGAACTGATTACGGTAATGGATTTACGGCAGGAACAGGTAATGCTAACTTTGGATACATTGGTGGTGGTGGATATGGTGGTGATGTTTCAAATATAGATCGTATTGATTACTCTAATGACACCGCAACGGCATTGGCAAGAGGACCATTAGCTACCTCTAAGTATGGTAAGGGAGCAATGGGTAATGCTGATTTTGGATATTGGAGTGGAGGTGGTAATCCTGATGTAACAACAGTAGATCGTTTGGATTACTCTAACGACACCGCAACAGCAGCAGTCAAAGGACCATTAGTTCAATCGAGACAGCAACACTCAGGATCAAGTTCTAGAATGAATGGTAATCCACTCAAAGGACCTGGACCTTTAGTAGTAGCAACATCATTCGGTGCTTTTAGTGTTACCAGTCTTACTTCTGTCGGAACTGACTTTGGTTATTTTGGTGGTGGTAGTCCTTCAAAAACAACAGTAGACCGTACTGATTATTCTAATGACACCGCAACGGCAGCAGTCAAGGGACCATTGAGTGGTCCTGCACCGGGATTATCAGCAACAGGAAATCAGGACTTTGGTTACTTTGGTGGTCGTAATCCTGCGGCATCAAGAATGGACCGTATTGATTATTCTAATGATACGGCAACGGCATCACCTAAAGGACCATTATCTAGTGCTAGAAGATACCTTGGATCCACGGGAACTTCTTCTTTCGGTTACTTTGGTGGTGGACGTTTAGGTCCTGCCGGTGGTTCTGCTTACGTAACAACAGTAGACCGCGTAGACTATGCTAATGACACCGCAACGGCAGTAGCAAAAGGACCATTAAGTGTTGGTAGACGTTTTGTAGCAGCAACAGGTAATACTAACTTTGGTTACTTTGGTGGTGGGGGAAATCCAGCACTAGCTCAATATTCTGTTGTGGATCGTTTAGATTATTCTAGTGATACCACAGCAGCATCACCAAAAGGTGTTTTGGGTCAACAGAAGCATTCTCATGGAGCAACAGGTAATGCTAACTTTGGATACTTTGGTGGTGGTTCGAATCATCTTGGAAGTGTGACTAGTTCGATATTCCGTGTTGATTATTCCAATGACACCGCAACAGCAGCATCCAAAGGACCTCTTGGTGCAACGAGAAAAGAACTTACAGCAACAGGTAATGCTGACTTTGGTTACTTTGGTGGTGGTGCTCCTGGTCCAGCAAAATCAACAGTAGAACGTGTTGATTATTCTAATGATACTGCGACAGCAGCATCAAAAGGACCATTGAGTGTTGCCAGGAATATGTTAGCAGCAGCAAGTCCTCGGGCAAATGCACTTCCTCTAAAAGAAGTAAGAACAGTGAATTATGCAGCAGGAACTTATGGAACTTCTAACATGGGTTACTTTGTTGCTGGTAGACAAACTGCGACAAATCCTAACTGGGAATCAATTGTAGATCGTATTGATTATTCCAATGATACCGCAACAGCAGTGGCAAAAGGATCATTGGAAACTAGGACGCAACGAAATAGTGCAGTAAGTAGTGGTACTCATGGTTATGCCATGGGTGGAGAAAATCCAGCTTCATCTCCTTCAAATCTCTCATTAGTTCAACGTATTGATTACTTGAATGATACTGCAACGGCATCACCAAGAGGACCATTGAGTCTTGCTAGACAATATGTAGCAGCAACGGGTAATAAAGACTTTGGATATACGGTTGGTGGTTCTCCTGCTGCTGGGACAATAGTAGACCGTATTAATTATGCAAATGACACCGCTACGGCATCAGAAAGAGGTAATCTGTCAAGTACTTCCATTTATCATGGTGCAACAGGTAATCAAGACTTTGGTTATGTTGCTGGTGGTTACATTAGTGGTGCAATATCAACAGTAAATCGTATTGACTATTCTAATGATAGTGCACAGTCCGTAGTAAAGGGACCACTGAGTCTAGCTAGATATGGTGTCAATGGAGCAACAGGCAATGCCTCCTTTGGATACTTTGGTGGTGGTTATAATAGCACTCCAAGATCGATAGTAGATCGTATTGATTATTCCAATGATACCGCAACGGCATCACCTAAGGGACCATTAACGGGTAGCAGAAATTACATGGGAGCAACAGGCACTTCCACTCATGGTTATTTTGCTGGCCACTCGAACGGTTCGACCGTTGACCGTGTTGATTATTCCAATGATACCGCAACGGCATCACCAAGAGGTAACTTATCTGTTGGCAGACATTATATGGGAGCAACAGGTGCCAGAGAAAATGGATTCGATAATATATTGGGTCCAGCAGTGGTTGAAAATCGTTTGATTCCAACATATCCAATTACATCTTTTGGATACTTTGGTGGTGGAAATGTTCGGACTACTGGTCCTTCAAGCACTCCGGCAAAATCATCTCTTGATCGCATTAACTTCAATAATGATACTGTAACGGGAGTAGAAAAAGGATCATTGAGTGTTGCAGAAAGAGAATATAGTGCTGGTGCAACTAATAATAGTAGTTTTGGTTATGTGGCTGGTGGATACAGTTTCCCAGCAGGTGCTGATGTTACATCAATAGATCGTATTGATTTTAATAATGACACTGCAACGTCATTAGCAAGAGGACCATTAAGTGTTGGTAGAAAATATGCTGCAGCAACAGGTGATGCTTCCTTTGGATACTTTGGTGGTGGAGATGCTCCGAGTACAGCATCAACAGTAGATCGTCTTGATTATTCTACTGATACTTCAACGGCATCACCAAAAGGCCCATTGACTGTTGCTAGAAATAGGTTGGCAGCAACAGGTAATCAAAGCTTTGGTTACTTTGGTGGTGGATGGGTGTACATGTCAACAGTAGACCGTATTGATTATTCTAATGACACTGCCACAGCTGCAGCAAAAGGATTTTTACATCTAGAGCTTGGTCGTCTTACAGCAACCGGTAATGGTTCCTTTGGTTACTTTGGTAGTGGTTATCCTTCTAGGAGCACTCTATCTCGTGTAGATTATTCTAATGACACTGCAACGGCATTATCAAGAGGACCATTAGCATCTTCGAAGGAACGAATGGGAGCAACAGGCAATGCTTCCTTTGGTTATTTTACTGGTGGTGATCCTGGTCCTAGTCCTTCTGGAAATTCGCAGGTGCATCGTCTTGATTATGCTAACGATACTAATACAGCAGTATTAAAAGGACCAATGAAGCACTTTAGATTAGACCATCGAGGAATGTCAGCAGCAGCCCATGGACTTCCCCAATAATATGCTATAATAAACAAAACACTGAATATATGATTGATAATCCACTGACTCACATTTTAATTCGACCTAATGTAATTTCTCCCGAAGGTATTCGGGAGATGGTTGATCATATCAAGAGATCTCCTTGTGAAGATCTTTCTGTGTTTGATGCGGAGACTACAAATAGAACCGGAGAGACTTCATGGCAGGTTGATAAGAAGACAAGAGATACTCAGATTGTTCCCATGGGACCATTGTTCCCCAAGATCGAAGGACTTCTTCGTCATGCCGTAAAAGAAATCATTAATCCTTTTTATGGCATTGAAATTGATAGTAGTGAAGTTCCACAGGTTTTATCTTATGGTGTTGGTGGACACTATAAACCTCACATTGATGGAGAGAGTATCTGGGTCACACCAAAGGGAGAACATATTTGGAAGAAATCTACCGATAGAGATATCTCAATGGTGTTCTATCTGAATGATGATTTTGAAGGTGGTGATTTTATTTTTCCAGAACATCACATCCGTGTGAGACCCGAACCTGGTATGATGGTTTGTTTCCCATCTAGTCATTACTATATGCACGGAGTAGAACCAGTGACAAGAGGTAAAAGATATAGTATTGTGTGTTGGGCTACTGTGAAAGGTCAACCAAGTATGGATGATATCAATCGTCAGTTGTCACAACAATACGGAGTTCCTGTGGTATAAATATTTGAAAACATTTCAAGAAAATGACAAAATATTTAAAACATTATTGGAAGAAAAATGGTAGTTGGTTGACTACTTCTAACCAAGTAGAGCAGCATCACCCAGAAGCAGATTATCCTGGTTTGGATGTAAATATCTGGATGCATGATTCTGATGGTGTTGATGTCTGTCTTTCTAAAGTTCCTGACGGTACTGCAATTTCTACAATTGCAGTAGGATCTAAGAATGCTGTCATCGAACTGACCGAAACGCAATTTAATTCTGTTAAGACACCTCTTGATGAAGCAGCAACTCTCCGTGAAGAGGCAAGAACTGCCGAAGAAAGTGGAGATACTGACACTGCAGCAACTAAAAACACTGCTGCAGATGCAAAAGATACGGAAGCACAGAACGCATTGAACGCACTTTGATTTTAGATCGTTTGGTATGAAGACATTTTATTTTATGGCTGGACTACCCAGGTCGGGTAGTACCTTGCTTTCGTCTATTCTAAATCAAAACCCAAGATTTTATTCTGGTCCATCAAGTCCTGTGCTTGGTGCAATGTATGCACTGGAGGAGAACTTCACTACAAATGAACTGTATACTGGATATCCAAAACCAGACCAAGTAATAGAACTCATTGGTAGTGTCCCTCATCATTTTTATAGTGATGTAGAAGAACCTATTGTCTTTGATAAGAATCGTGCATGGACGGCAAGAGTGCCCTACATTGAACAATATATTAAACAGCAGGCAAAGATTCTTGTTCCCGTTCGTCGAGTGGATGAGATTCTTACGTCCGTTCTTTCAATGATTCATCGTAATCCTTTCCAAGAGGGACAGGATAGAATTAATTTTGTTGATGAATATTTGGTAAAAACAAATCAACCCATTAATGATTATAATAGATGCACTCATCTATTAAATCCTGATGGCATTGTATATGAGTCATTGAATGCGGTCAAGTTGGGACTTGAACAGAACATGCGTGACAAAATGCATTTTATAGACTATAATGATATGGTGAGTAATCCTGAGCAAGTTATGGAGGATATCTATGACTTCTTAGGAGAAGAATATTATGAACACACGTTTGATGATCTCTCCAATCCTCATAGGGAGAATGATCTAAACACTTATGGACTTGGTGATATGCACGAAGTTCATTCTAAACTAGAGAAAACTTCTAGTTCTCCAGAGTCTGTTTTGCCAAAAGAGATCTTTGATCTTTATAAACAGAACAAACAATCACTTGAGTTCTGGACCTCTAAATAGAAAAGTTAAGGAGAATAATTAACAATGGCAATTCAACATTCTAGAACCATTACAAACCTTGAGGTTCTGAATTCAGGAGATACTGACGTTGTATGTCAAGTAGAAGTTGAGTTCACTTCTTATGATGACTCTGATCAAGAGGGAACAACTATTACTTCTAATCAAACGTTTGACCTTGGAACTGACGGTAGATCATCTTCTTCGGAAGGATGGGTTGCATTCGGAAGTTTGACCGCAGCAGTCGTAGAGGGTTGGTTAGGTTCTGAACTTACGGATGCAGAAACCCGTGCTCAAGAAGGTCATACTGCATGGATTAACTCTGTTCTCACTCCCCCCGCACCTGCTACAGTAGATAAAGCACTTCCTTGGTAATTTTATGGCAAAAACTAAGTATTCTATATTTCATGTTCAAGGTGGGTTTGGAAAACATGTTGCCGCAACAGCAGTAGCCAAGTGCATCAAAAACAATCATCCAGGTAGACAACTTATTGTTGTTGGTGTTTGGACAGAGATCTTTCAGAATCTTCCATTTGTAGATAGAGTGTATCAATTGGGTAATACCAGTTACTTTTATCAAACTTACGTGGAGAATCAAGACTCTCTGTTATTTGCAAACGAACCATACTTCACCACAGATCATATTCACAAGAAACTTCCTCTAGTTCAGACTTGGGCTAAGATGTATGGGTTGGAATATCGTGGTGAAATGCCTGAGATCAAGTTCAATCCTTTGCAGAAAAAGATTGCAAAAGAGTTTTGGACTGGTCGTGCTAATGGCAAACCCATTATGCTTCTTCAGACCAATGGTGGATTGTATCAAGAGCAGAGACCTTATCTGTGGGCACGAGATATGCCTGTAGCACTGGCACAGAGACTCGTTGACCACTATTCTGATGATTATCATATCTTCCAGGTCAAAAAGGCATCTAGTGAGGCACTGGACGGTGTAGAAGTGATTCAAGATCCTATGTCTAACATGGAATTGGTGAGCACACTACTTAATAGTGATAAGAGGATTCTTATTGACAGTTGCCTACAACACGCTGCAGCAGCACTCAAACTCCCTTCTGTGGTATTGTGGAATGGTACTAGTCCAAAGGTCTTTGGATGGGATATGCACACCAATGTTCAGGCAATCAAACCAGCAAACTTCAAACTTCCAAATAGTTATTTGTTTGACTTTGATTTCACTGGTGTGGAAGCAGAGTATCCTTATGTAGATGAGGATGAAGAGATCTTTGACTTTGATAAAATCGTAGAAGCAGTAGGATGAATGTAATTGGACTTTATGGTGCGATTGGTTGGAATGTTTTGATTTCAGACAATCCAAAACTTCGTCAGCAATCAGAGGACAGTTGGACACACGGTGCTAGTGTGACTCTTTTCTCTGATGGAAATCATATTGCAAGTATCAGTGAGGAAAGACTCAGTGGTATTAAGTATGATGGGAACTTTCCACGCAAGTCAATAGAATATTGTTTGTCCGCAAGCAATCTTTCTAAAGAAGATATTGATGTAGTCATTGTTCCATCGATGGCTAATCAAAATTTCTATAAGAATTACATCAACAAAACTGTTGAGAAGAAAGTTAAAAGATATTTTCCAAAAGCAAAGGTAGAGATTGTATCGCATCACATGTGCCATGCATATTCTTCTGTGTTCTCCTGCGATCACAATGAAGGATCTTTCATTACATTAGATAATGCCGGATCTATCTTGTTTGACACTGCCGGAAGTATCTTTGCTTGTGAGAATCACTCATTTGGATATTTCAATAAAGAGAAAGGTATCTTCAGGTATCATGCTGGTATTCCAATGACTAATAATCTTGGAAACTATTATTGGTTGTGGGCACACAACATTTATTGTCAGATGGTTCAGAAGAATATTAATCTTACTGATCCAAAGTATCGTGAGACTTTCTGTGGTAAGGTGATGGGTCTCTCTGCTTATGGAAACACAAAGGAACTTAAAAAAGACTGGAGACTTCATTTTGAAGGTATTCCTCAGGTAGCACTAGAGTCCTTCCCTGGACGTGACTTTAACTATGGCAATCTTTCTGCCGAAAACAAAGCAAAGCAACTTCAATATAACTTTGAAAATGCGATGCTTGAATGGATGAAAGAACTTAAAGAGAAGGGATACATTGAAGATAATCTTTGTCTTGCTGGTGGTGTCTTCCTTAATATCCTTGCAAACTCTGTGATTCGTAAGAATGCTATTGCGGAGAACATGCATATCCCACCATTCCCTGATGATACAGGACTCTCATTCGGTGCGGCATGTTATGGTGTATTCAAGTCAAAGGAAAAGGTAACTCTTCCACATAACATTTCACTTCTCGGACGCACTTATAGTGATGAAGAAATTGAGGAAGCACTTGAAGGAACAGACTATAAGAAGTTTGATAACTTTGAGGAACTGTGTGATGAAACTGTGAAGGTTCTTGCCGACAATAAGATTGTCGGATGGTTCCAGAACCGTTCAGAGTTTGGACCAAGAGCATTGGGTTCCAGATCTATTTTGATGAATCCAACACCGAAAGAAAATAAGGAGACAATAAATACTCGCATCAAACACAGAGAGGAATGGCGTCCTTTTGCAGGCATTATGCTTGAGGAATACCAAGAAGAGTACTTCATGGACACATATCCAAACGAATATATGCTATACTCTCTGATTGTAAGACCACATCAAAGGAAGAAACTTGGAGCAATCACACATAAAGATTTCTCTTGTAGAATCCAAACTGTAAATAAAGAGTTGCACCCAGAAGTCACTACACTTCTACAAAAGTATAATGAAGAGACCAAATGTCCTGTCCTTCTGAATACATCTTTCAATGATAATGGTCAACCAATCGTAGAAACTCCAAAAGATGCTATTAAAACTTTTAAGAATATCGATTTGGATTATCTTGTAATTGGTAACTATTTTGTAGTAAAAAAGTAATTCTATGAACTTTATTGTATATTCAAAAAACAATTGTCCTTATTGCTATAAGGTAAAACAAGTGCTAGAAATGACTGGCACAGAGTTTGAATCTTATACTCTTGAGGAAGATTTTACACGGGAAGAATTTTATGCCAAGTTTGGCAAAGGATCTACCTTCCCTCAAGTAGTATGTGATGATAAAAAATTAGGAGGCTGTGTTGACACAATTAAATTCCTCAGAGAACGACAAGTCATCAAATCTTAACATAAATAAAAATGAAGATCACGTAAATCGTGGTATTGATTTTTTACTTAATGGAGGTAAAAGAAAGCAAGTTCAACCATTTCATATCATCTTCGAAAAGATGGTTTGCTTTCTAAGACGGGAGGTTACCATTTATTTCGAGTTTTCTATAAAAACAAGGAAAATAGTAGTCTCCAGGAGTAAGAGCAATGTTAGCAGTTAGTTTAGTTTTTGGATCATTCCTAACCATTTTGTTTTTGATCCTGGGCACAGTGGTTGGTTGGACTGCTAGAGAGTATATGATGAATTATCGGGAAGTACCAAGACCTCATCCCGAAATGTTTGATGAGCAGGGAAATCTTATTCCCGATGAAGTAATCGCATTCAATTTTGAAAACTATTATGACGACAACGAAGAAAGCCCCGACGAAGAGTAAATCTTCTCCCATTCCAAACCTACCAAACAATCCGTTTGCATTTGAGGTTTTGGATCTTGTATCTAAGCAGAGAAGCAAAGCTAAGAAGATTGAAGTTCTACGCAAATATGAACATGTTTCTCTGAAAGTTTTGTTTATTTGGAATTTTGATGATTCTGTGATCTCAATGTTACCTGAGGGTGAGGTTCCATACTCTGGATATGAAGAGCAAACTACTTCAAGTGGAACTTTGACCACTAAAATTAGTGAAGAAGTTCGTAAGATGCATAACACAGGATCATTTTCTATGGGTAGCAGTGACAAGCAAGGTCACACCACTATCCGTAGAGAATATAAAAACTTTTATCACTTCGTAAAAGGTGGTAACAACGGATTAAATAACATCCGTCGAGAGACAATGTTTATCAATATTCTTGAAGGACTTCACCCACTGGAAGCGGAAATTATTTGTTTAGTCAAAGATAAGAAACTTTCTGATAGGTATAAGATTACGAAAGAACTTATTTCTGAAGCATATCCGGATATGGTATGGGGAGGTCGTTCGTGAATCTTATGAAAATTCTGTTTGAAAATTGCGATCCAGAAAGAGCAGATGATCGTGAACTGCCCAACAATTCATTTCTAGTCGAATATAAAGTGGATGAAGGTGCTCCTAGTTCGTATGATATTGCGGCAGCAGCAAAGCAATCCGAAATCTTTGATCACTACTATGATAGGTATAAAAAAGGTTTCGTAACCATGAATCAGACTGAGGGTAGAATCAATCCCAAGTTATACGGTGTAAAACCACCCGAAACCAAAAAGCGGAAGTGATTCCAAAAATATCGGAAAAAAAATTCCCCAAAATTTTTGACCTCTAAGGTTTTTTCAAATTGTATCACATGTTACACATGTGCTTGACTATATACTTCATAAGGTATATAATACCTGTACGTTCATCTCATGCTCAGTATCTTACTGGCATTGACCCTTGCCCATCATGATGACGGCAATCCATATGGGTGGCATATGTCTTGTGAAAGGTTCTTACAGAGACGAGTGGAAATCCAAGCAGATCTCAATCTTGACCTTCGGTCAAAGTTGAATCTAATAGGATATCTTAAGTCAAAAGTAGAAGGTCAATGCGATGGGATATATACATGAGACGCAAGTAAGTCGCGGAACGGAGCGTTCATCCCATGCTAATAGAATCACTTCTATACGCTACACTCAATTGTCAAGATTCTGATGCGATTATGCTCAGGATCGCTAGACATGAATCTTTACCACCTAAGGTAAAGATTGAGTTGGTTGAGACCGTAAGGGAAGCAACCGAACCTGAGTGTTACTGGGACGCAAACGACTAAAGGAACGGGCCTAAAAATCCAACTACTTTAGGAGTAAGACAAATGAACACCTTACAACTCATCAAGAAGCAGATCAACAAAGCATCTGCTCTTCACGATGCACAGATCACTCACACCGCATATCGTGGTGTAAAGTGTGAAGTTCATAAAGCAGTAAAAGAGTCTCACGGCACTTTCTGCTATCGTGGTCGCACTTATGTAAAGTGATATGGAAGCACTACAAATTGCTGGGATCGTATCCCTAGGTTCTGTAGCATTCCTTTCACTGATATATGGGGAGATTAAAGTTCTCACCAAATAATTAAGAGAGAGGTTTCAAAACCTCTCTTTTTTTGTAGTTTTGTAAAAAGTACACAAATGTATTATAAGTTACATAAACTATTATAGATAGTTCAGAATTAAGGATTCCGCTTATGCTCTGAAATTCTATCTTTACTATGTTTTCTACGTTATTGTAAAATTGCGTTGGAGGTGTGAAGATGCACAATCTCTTATCTCGCAATCAATTAGCAGAATGGGTTCATATTGAAGCAAACCTAGACCGATGTAATGACGAGTTAGATCTGGTTAACGATTATTTCGACTGTTTAATTGAATGCGAAGAAGACCAAGGTACATGTAAGCGAATCTGCAGAATTCTATTAGACGACGGGGGTTGATCACCCTCTTTTTTTTATGTTATAATATAGTGAAACAGTACAGTATTATGGAGAAAGAACGACTAAAACTTATCGTCCGAAACCTTGAACTGCTTGTTGATTCCCTAAAAGCAGAAGTGTATTCTGACGTAGATGCATACAAAACATCCGTTGACAAAAGTCAATTTCCGGGAATGAAAGACTACGATGAAGTATTTAATGATGACGATGGATACCCCGATTAAAAAAACAAAAGAACTTATAAAGTTGCTTGAACGTCTAATCAAGCAAGATCATCTCTATTCTCAGGAAAATATTAAAGAGATGAAAAACTATCTCAACACAGTAAAGCAGCAAGTTGCTGAGTACGAAAAAGAAAATTCTAAAGGATTTGGTAAATGAGTGTAAAATTGATCAGTGTCACTCCAGATGCGGAGAAGATGATGGCATACGTTGCTCGTGTGTCGAACCCCAATAATCAGGAAAATCCCAACTATGCGAAGTTGTTGGGTTACTGTATTAAGCACAACCACTGGTCTGTGTTTGAGCAATCATTCATGACTCTGGAACTAGAGACTACTAGAGGTGTGGCAGCTCAAGTGCTGCGCCACCGTTCGTTCACATATCAAGAATTTTCACAACGGTATGCTGATAGTTCCATGTTGGCAGACCAAGTTCCTATGTTTGACCTTCGTCGTCAAGACACTAAGAATCGTCAAAACTCTATTGATGACGTTGACCCATTCGTGAAGCAAGAGTTTGAAATCAAGGTTCGTCGGCACTTCGATGAAGCAATGGTCTTGTATCAATCTATGCTTGATTCTGGAATCGCAAAGGAGTGTGCTCGTTTTGTACTTCCCCTCGCCACACCCACCAGAATCTATATGTCGGGATCTTGCAGGTCATGGATCCATTATATCAATCTGAGGACTGCTAATGGCACTCAGAAGGAGCATATGGACCTTGCAGAGGGTTGTAAGAAGATCTTCATTGAGCAGTTCCCGACCTGTGCAGAAGCCCTTGAGTGGGTCTAAATAAATTATCTTGGACTTTTAACAATGGCAACATATCCCGTAGTTAATACAAAAACTGGTGAAACTAAAGACGTAAAAATGAGCGTTCATGACTGGGATCAGTGGAAAGAGGATAATCCTGATTGGACAAGAGATTACTCAGATCCTACTACTTGCCCAGGAGTGGGAGAAGTTGGTGACTGGCAGAATAAACTAGTTGCTAGAAATCCAGGATGGAATGATGTGCTTGGAAAAGCATCTCAGGCACCAGGAGCACGTAATTTGAAGATTAAGTAATGGCAAGAAGAAAAAGAGCATCTGCAGTTGAGCAACCCATTGGAGTTGGTCTCACTACAAAGCAGATGAAACGAAAGAAACCACTGAGTTCTGGATACTTGGTGGAGATTGATCCACTTACAGACAATCAAAAACAATTATTTGATTCTTATAAAGAAGGAAAACATCTAGTTGCTTATGGATGTGCTGGTACTGGTAAAACCTTTATCACACTATTCAATGCACTGAGAGATGTTTTAGATGAAAACACTCCATATGAGAGAATCTATCTTGTTCGTTCTCTTGTAGCAACCAGAGAGATTGGTTTCCTACCTGGATCTCATGAGGATAAGGCAGATATTTACCAGATTCCTTATAAGAATATGGTGAAGTACATGTTCCAGATGCCTAGTGATGCAGACTTTGAGATGCTCTATGGTAATCTCAAGGCACAAGAATCAATCAAGTTCTGGTCTACATCCTTCCTGCGTGGAACTACACTTGATAATGCGATTGTGATTGTTGATGAGTTCCAGAACTTAAACTTTCACGAACTTGATAGTATTATCACTCGTGTTGGTGAAAATACACGCATTTGTTTCTGTGGTGATGCACGTCAGTCTGATTTGAATAAAGCAAATGAAAGAAATGGTATCGTTGACTTTATGAACGTATTGCGTAAAATGGAGTCATTTGATATAATTGAATTTGGGATTGATGATATCGTTCGTTCTGGTCTTGTCAAAGAGTATCTTACAGCAAAAATGGAATCAGGTTTCTAATGTTTAATCATGTTGATGTTGATCTCCCTCAACTTCAGAGGGAGACTATTGATGGGGTCAGATTTTATTCTGTTCCCGATGAAGAAGAACTTCTCAGACTGGTCTCCATCACTTCGGTGACCAGTCATTTTAATAAGCACATTTTTGAGAAGTGGCGTAAGAAGGTAGGAAACGAAGAAGCAGATCGTGTTACTAAAGCTGCCACAGGTCGTGGCACGGATATGCACATTCTAACTGAGCACTTTCTAAAGAACGAAGATCTTCCTAAGGTTCGACCAATATCAGAATTCTTATTTAAGATTTCTAAAAACAAATTAAAAAATATAAATAATATACACGCCCTGGAAGGTTCCCTATATAGTAAACAGTTAGGGATTGCAGGGACCGTCGATTGTATTGCCGAATACGATGGCGAATTAGCAATAATTGACTTTAAGACTTCAAAGAAACCGAAACCACGAGAGTGGATCGATCACTATTTTGTACAGTGCATGGCATATGGTTGTATGCTGTACGAATTGACTGGTATTTCAGTCAAAAAACTTGTAATTATTATGGCTTGCGAAAATGGAGAATGCGTCGTCTATGAAGAACGAGACAAATCAAAGTACATCAAACTTCTTACCGAATATATTGGAAAGTTTGTTAGAGATAAACTGGAATTCTATGGAACCTAATAAAGAACTAGAACAGGCAATAGAGAAAAAATTTCTGACACCTTCCAAATTCGCATTAGAAATTGAGAAGATTGTTGCCGAAGAAAAAATCAATTACATTGACGCAATCGTACACTATTGCGAAGTCAATGAACTTGAGGTAGAATCGGTAACGAAGTTAGTGTCTAAACCACTCAAGGAAAAACTTAAGTGGGATGCTACAAGACTTAACTTCATGAAACGTACTTCGAGAGCAAAACTGCCCCTATGATCGTGACTCCTTTTGAAACATATCAACATTATTTGTCACTTAAAAATCATTTTACGAATCCCAAATACAATTTCTTTAAATATCGAGGCAGATCCCGTGCTTCGATAACTTCTTTTAATAAGAGGAAAGATAAGTATTGGTTTGAAAAGACCTCTCGTAAATATTCGAATCAAGAAGTTCTTAAATTTCTTGTATCAAACTTTGCTGCTGCCGATAACCCACAAAACCTATGGATTGGAGAAATTATCAATTCTGGAGAAAGGACCTACGCCGAGTGGACAAAACGACAGCAGAGTTTGACGTACTTGTTCAAAGAACAAAGCAACGAATTACTATCGGACAACGAATTAGAGAGTCTATTCGATTGTTCGAAAGGTCATCCAGTCATTCTAAAAAAGTATCTTGGTGGAAACGTAAACCTTGAGACTCTTGTAATTTTTGACAGAATTTTTTCTTTTAGTAAGAATTTTGACAAGAAGTTGGATGATCCTGTGTGGGAAACCGTCAGTCTAAAAATCAAGAAGTACAGTCCGTTCCTAAATATTGACGTATTCAAGTACAAAAATATTTTAAGGGACATTTTAGATGAGTGAATTTTTCGAATCCGATATTATTAAAGAAGAACTGAACGAAATCAACAAACTCCAAGAGAAGATATACGGAAGTATGCTGACTTTTGGTTCCATGTCTCGTGAAGAAAAACTTGAACATATTGATTTGCTAACAGACTTGCTAGAAAAGCAGCAAGTGATGTATACTAGATTATCTCTTTCAGATGACCCACAAGCGGTCGAAATGAAAGAGAATCTTCGCAAGTCGGTCTCTCTGATGGGTCTACCCGCAGATACCAACATGCAATCCTTATTCAATAGTATGAGTGCTACAATCAAATCTCTCAGGGATTACGTTGACGCCTGAGACCAACACTGTTATACTATCCGAGTAAATCTCCCAAATCCAAACAAATCCGAGGTAATCCAAATGTCTTTTGCTGATCTTAAGAAGCAATCCAAACTGGGCTCCCTGACCCAAAAACTGGTCAAGGAAGTCGAAAAAATGAATAACGCAGGTAGTTCAGGCGATGATCGTCTGTGGAAACTTGAAGTAGACAAAGGTGGCAACGGTTATGCCGTTATTCGTTTCCTGCCTGCCCCCAACGGTGAAGATCTTCCCTTCGTCAAACTGTACTCTCATGCTTTCCAGGGTCCTGGTGGTTGGTACATCGAAAACTCTCTGACCACTCTGGGTCAGAAGGATCCTGTGTCTGAATACAATACGATGCTGTGGAACAACGGCACCGATGCTGGCAAGGATGCCGCACGTAAGCAGAAACGCAAACTGACTTACATTGCTAACATCTATGTTGTCAAAGACCCTGCTAACCCTGCCAACGAAGGACGGGTGATGTTGTACAAGTTCGGTAAGAAGATCTTTGACAAGATCACTGCTGCAATGCAACCTGAGTTTGAGGACGAGGAAGCAATCGATCCGTTCGACTTCTGGCAAGGTGCCAACTTCAAACTGAAGGCAAAGAACGTTGCCGGTTATCGTAATTACGACTCTTCTGAGTTTGCACGTCAGGATGCACTGCTTGAAGATGATGATGCAATGGAAGCAATCTGGAAGAAGGAATACTCTCTCGAAGAGTTTGTTGCTGCTGACCAGTTCAAGTCCTATGATGATCTGAAGAAGCGTCTTGACTATGTTCTTGGCATCAAGGGCACTCCTAAGTTCCAGGACCAAGAGACTGTTGAAGAGGAAGAAGAGTTCCGTCGTCAGAATCGTGGTGAAAGCAATCCTATGCCTCAGTCCATGAAGGAAGAACTGAACTCCCTGTCCAGTAGCAGTGGTGGTTTCAATGATCCTGATATCACACCGTCTTCTAATGATGACGATGATACTCTTTCATACTTTGCTGCTCTTGCAAACGACTAAAGAATCTTGACTTTGGTGTTCTCGGTTTTCACTGTCGATTCGTTGACATATTCCGAGGACAATCCATAAGTCATTATTTCTCTCATATCATTTAAAAACTGCTGTAAAAATTCTCGTTTTAGTAAATAAATCGAGGATTTTTTATTGTTCAATACAGTTTCGTATTCCCAGTTTGACACACCGATTCTTACTTCAGAACCAGTTTTTTCTTGACTGATTCCATTGTCACTATATTTAAAGGTGAAATTGGAGTCAACTTGTTTGCCTGCAGGAAGGATCACTCTATTGCTTGAATCCTTTATTTCAATAGTTTCAAAGTGATGGTTAGAGTTCAATCCCTCTATTCCATATTTCTTTTCAACATACTTATAAAGTTCATAGTTTGAAAGAGGCCATTCATCTCTTACATTGATTATTCCTGCAGTCAACAGAACAACCCAATCAAGTTCTTCTCTGCCATAAAATTCTTCGGCAACAGTATCAGGTCTTGCTCCTTGTACAATTTCATACTTATCAAACATTGTAAAGACATTTTGCAAGTCATCACGTAACTTGTTCCTTCTGAACAAGTTTTTTACTGTCAGATAGTCTTGAGATGAAACTGCATCGGACAAGAATGATTGATATTCTATGTTTGGTAATTCTCTAAAGTAACCCATCAGAATCCTACTCCAGTATCGTTTCCATATTCATCATAATCTTCGTTATAAATTGGAGTCAATTCACCAAAAGTTAATTGCAACTCCATTGAAATTGGAGTTCCATCATGATATGTTGCATATACACCATCGGCAGTGTAATTGACACTTGCAGATTTTAAAGCACAGATCTTAAATTTATTTAAAAATTTGTGGTCCTCTTCTCCCATCATATACCTAATTCTAAAAACATTTGGTGTTGTTAAAAAGTCACCACCAGAACCTTTAGGTTTCATGTTACGTTTGAAAACTTTTATAATATCTCTAACTACGTCGGCTTCTTTTTTAAATCTCGGAGTAAACTTGAACGTGAAATTAAATTCTCTAAGCACTGGACCCGAAAATAGCAGTTCCATATTTGGATTTATTACTTGACCTGTAGTTCTTGCAGTCAATTGATCTACAGTTATATTTCCACCGATTGCATTAACAGCAGATTTTGCAATAAAATTATTAATTAATTGCTTATTTTCACCTGCCGTGTCTAATGCATTTCCAATTGCTCCTGCAGTATTTCCAAAGAATTCTCCAATTCCACCAGAACCAATTACATCTTTAACTGCACCCACACCTTGTTCCTGCATAAAGTTCAATCCACTGTCTTGATAATTAACTGAACTTTGATCATTGATTTGGGATGGTATTGGAAG